AGTATGGAAGAAAAGAACCGGGAGTTGTTGGAATTTTATGTTGATGCCAGTAAAGCAGTAAAAGAAGAATTATACACTTTGGCAGAAAAATACAGCAGAGACGGTGTCCTGACTTTAACGGAAATGCATAAGCAGGGGCGGCTGACAAGGTTAAATCGGCAATATGAAAAGATTGTAAAGGATCTTGGGCAGAAAGTGCAGGATGCAGCAGAGGAGAATATGGAAAAAGGATTCAACGAAGTTTATAAATCTTCAGGAATGGATCCGGCTGTGGAGTTCGCAATGCCAAATAAAAAACTGATGCAAAAACTGCTGAATGAGCCGTGGAGAGGAGATGTTTTTTCAGGAAGACTATGGAAAAACCAAAAACGTCTTGCTGTTGGTCTCAATGATCTTCTGCTGAAAGGATTGCAGCAGGGAAAGACTCCGACAGAGATAGCGGTAAGCTTACATAATCTGATGGGAAAAAGCTTCAATGACTGTCACCGCCTTGTCAGGACAGAATCTATGCATTATCTGAATAGTGCAACGCTTCAGAGATATAGGGATGAAGGTGTGGAATATGTTCAGGTGTGGGCAGCAGAAGATGAGAGAACGTGCGACACTTGCGGTTCTTATCATGAGAAAATCTATCCAATCGAACAGTGTCCGACACTTCCATTCCATCCAAACTGCAGGTGTACTATATTGCCAGTGACAGATGAAAAGAAGATTGCAGAACATGAAAAAAGAATGAACCCTGAGAAAATGGATGATGACTATCAGGAAAGAATCAGGCAGCGTAGGGCAGCATATAGAAGACCAGCTAGTTATAGTCAATACCTAAAAGACAAAAAATAGATATTTTTCTT